ATTAAAAAGTAAAAAATATATTTATTTATGTTTATGTTTATTTTTATTTTTTAAATAAAAAATAAATAAATATTTATATAATAAATAAATAATTAAAATACTTATTATAACAAATAATAATTTGGAGAACGTATATATAATAGTAAATCCGGGTTCAGGAAATTTATCTAAATTTAATATTTGAATACTTTTTTTTTTAATATAAAAAATAACAATATTATCTTTTTCAACCCAAGTTTCTTTATTTTCCGTATCTGGATATGTTTGATAACACAATGGTATATAATATAAATATCTATTTTTGATATTATTTTCCATAATAACATCCCAATGTTTTAAATACAAATTTAAGTTGGTTTGTCTAGTTTTTTTAGAATAAATTATAGAATGCGTAGAACAAGATTTATATGATTTATAATGTTTTAAATCTAAAGTATAAGGAATAATAAAAATAGGATTACATCCTAAATAATATATAAATTGAGTTTCTTTATATTTATTTAAAAAATGATTTATATTTTGTAAAGTCTCTCTATTTTTTATATTAGAATTAAAAATAAAATCATCTTCCAATATAAGAATATTATTATAATTATTATTATTAGCGTGTTTAAAACATTGTAAAAATGCATCAGTTAAATCTTGATATGAGATTTGTTCTATTAATTTTTTTTTACAATTTTTAAATCCTTCATTATAAATTAAATATACTATTTTAGTAGGTTGATATATTTTCAATTGTTCATAAATATGTTCTAATCTTCCATTATCTTTTAAATGAATAATATAAGTAGCATCAACACTATCATCTAAAAACCCTTCTGTATATATTATTTTTTTAAAAGTGTAACATTGTGTATTATAATTAACATCCATTATATATTACTTTTTAAAATACTTTTTTAAAATATTTTTAAAACACTTTAATTTCTTTATTTTCATAAAAATCAATATTATAATTAATATTATTACATAAATGTTTATTTTTGAAATAAAATAAAATAAACTATATCCAGGTTCTGCGTGTTTATTCATTCCACAAATTTTATATATTTGTAAAGCCATTTTTGATGCCAATAAATCAAATAGTGATTCTTTACCCCAATTTGTAGAATTTTCAGTATCTGTAAATAATTGATAACATAAAGGTATATAATATGTATATCTTAAATGATTCCATAATTCTACATCCCAATCTTTAATTATATCTTGGTTTTTATTTAATATAATTTCTCTCATTTTAGTATTATAAATTACAGAATGTGCTGCAACACCTTTAAAAACAGTATAATTATAATAATCATATGGTAATAATATATTAGGAACACATCCTAAATAATAAATTAACGGATTCGTGTCATTAGATTTTATAAATGTATTTATATTATGTTGATGAAAATCACTTTTTATTTTTTCTGAAAAAATAAAATCATCTTCTAAAACTAAAATATTTTTATAATTATTATTATTTGCGTGTCTAAAATTTTGTATATTTGCATCAACCAAATCTTCCGCAGTATCTGTAATATAATTTTGTTTTTTACAAATTTTAAATCCTTCATTAAAAACGATATATACTATTTTAGTAGGATGATATATTTTCAATTGTTCATAAACGTGTTCTAATCTTCCATTATCTTTTAAATGAATAATATAAGTAGCATCAACACTATCATCTAAAAACCCTTCTGTATATATTATTTTTTTAAAAGTATAGCATTTAGTATTATGATTAACATTCATTATATATTACTTTTTAAAATATTTTTTAAAATACTTTAAATTATATATTTTCATAAAAATCAATATTATAATTAATATTAATAGATAAATGGTTATTTTTGAACAAAAATAAAATATACTATATCCAGGTTCTGCATGTTTATTCATTCCCAAAAAATTAAAAATGTGCATTGCTATTAAATTATAACTTGAAAAATAAGATTGTAAAGGTATTGATTTACCCCAAGTTTTAGAATTATCTGTTTCTGTAAATAATTGATAACATAAAGGTATATAGTATGTATATTTATATTTATTATTTATATACAAATACAGTTCTGCGTCCCAATCTTTTATATTGGATTGATCTTTGATTAATATAATTTCTCTTATTTGAGCATTATAAATTACGGCGTGTGTAACGCAGGCTGAAATGACTTTATAATTATAATAATCATATGGTAATAATAATGAAGGAATACAACCTAAATAATAAATTAATGGATTGTTGTCATTAGATTTTATAAATGTATTTATATTATGTTGATGAAATGAAGATTTTATTTTTTCAGAAAAAAAGAAGTCATCTTCAAGAATTAAAATATTATTATAATTAATATTTTTAGCGTGTTTAAAGATTTGTATATTGACATCAACCAAATCTTCTGCAGTATCTGTAATATAATTTTGTTTTTTACAATTTTTGAATCCTTCATTAAAAACGATATATACTATTTTAGTAGGTTGATATATTTTCAATTGTTCATAAATATCTTGTAATCTTCCATTATTTTTTAAATGAATAATATAAGTTGCATCAAGACTATAGTCTAAAAATCCTTCTGTATATATTATTTTTTTAAAAGTATAGCATTTAGTGTTATAATTAAATTTCATATATATAATGTTTATATAATATAAGAATATAATATATGATGAATATAATTAGAACTATAGATTATATAATTAATAAACTTTCTAATAAACAAAAAAAAACATTATTAGAAGTAACGAATTATTTTCATATATCATTAGATTTTTTTCTATATAGTTATTTATTTTTATTTAATCAAATGTATGATTTTTACTTTATTATAAGTATATTTTTACAATTTTTGCATTGGTTATTTTTTAAAAATGAATGTGTATTAAATTATGTTGAGAAAAAATTAATAAATAAAAAGTATAAATTAGGTAGTAATATCTCTCTTGTTCCTTTTGAGAAAAGATTTTATAATGATTTTTTTTTAAAAATGAAATTTGTAATAATATTATCTGTATTATTATATATATATTATAGAAATAAACATAAAAATATTAAATATTTATTAATTTTAACATTAAGTATATTTTGTTATATAGGTATAATTAGATATAACCATTCTAAAAAATTAAAAATATAAATTAATATAAATTAAGATATTTTATTTTTGGGACAGAAAAGTTGAAATATAACCATAATGAGATAGCCAAAATAGTTATAATTTTAATGTAATATTTTTTATTTCGATATATAATATAAATTAATCCTCCTATAATAAATAATATTCTTAAAGAATTAGTATAATTATTAAAAAACAATTGTCTATGTGGACTCCAAAATGGGTATGATCCTAATTCATAATTAGGATTAATAATTTTTTTTTCAATATAACTAATAATACATTCATTTTTCAATAATCCCCAATGAAAAATTTGTGATAAAAGAAAACAAATGAAATATATATCATATATAGAATTAAATATAAAAGCATAAGTCATAACGAATAAATCTACCAATAGATGAATGAACTGAGTAACAAATAATACTGTCATTATATTATAAATATATAATTTTTTTATACTTAAAAATAAGTATTTAAAATACTTAAAGAATTAAATATTTAATACATAGTTTAAATATTTAATACATATTTTAAAACTACTTAAAGAATTAAACACTCGCATAATCATTCATAAATATAGATTTATCAGTAGGTTCTACATTATCTTGTTGATTACGCGCATTAGAAAAAACAGGTATTTCATTGGAACGCTTACCTTTTAACATAACACTTTCTCTATCTATCATTTGAAAACCTTCTCTCCCACCAAACGTTTCAGTTGTCGTCGTTACAGGAGGAGGTGTAGTAGAAGCAGAACTAGATGTTGTAGTTGCAGTTTGATTCGCCATTTTATTTTGTATTGTTTGAATAACTTCATTTTTTTTATTTTGAATATTATTTACTAAATTATTCGAAGAATCGGTAAATCCTTCTGTATATATAAAATTATTTTGATTAAATATTATAATAAAAAATACTAATACTATACCAAAAATAGCATTAATACTAGTTATTCCTAAAATAAATAAAATTAAAACTAATCTACCTAAAGGAGTATTTATACAAAAATTAAAATAATGATGATTACTTAATATTATAATACAAGCTAAAGTAATGAAAGCAGTTACTACATTTTTATTAATTAAATTAAAACTCATATATAATTATTCTTATATAATTTATTTTAAAAATAATTGTTAGTTTGTTTTATAAATTTCAGTCTGTTTAATAAATTATTATCTAAATTTTTAATAAGAATGTCTTTAGCAATGTTTGCCGCTCCATTTGATGATAATATGGATACATTTTCAAATAATTCAGATAATAATATTATTAATAAAAAACGTCAAGCACATAATAAAACACAAAAAAAATATCCAAAGGAAAATTTTGACACAAATAAAGTAAATTCCGTGTTAGAAAAAATTCATAATAGTGCTGATGATGATAGTGATGATAATTATAATTTCCCACCTAAACCAAAATCATCCGGAGTTGATAAAACATTTGAACAAATGATGAATATAACTTCTAGCAATGATGCTACATTAAATACATTAGGTAAATCACCTCAACCCAATTATCAAAATGGCAGTAATTTAGATTTAAATGATTATAATAATTATGGAAATAGTAAATCTAATGATGATTATTATAAAAGTGTATTACCTGGTTATGTTCCTATAAAAAATACAAATTATAATATTCCTCCAAATATTCAAAATCAAGATATTTTATTACAAAAATTAAATTATATGATAACATTACTTGAAGATCAACAAGATGAGAGAACTAATAATGTAACGGAAGAAGTCGTTTTATATTCTTTTTTAGGAATTTTTATTATTTTCATTGCTGATTCTTTTGTACGAGTTGGAAAATATATTCGTTAATTTAAAATTAATACTTTTTCAGATTTAAAAGTATGATACGCAAAATTATAAAAAAAATAAGCTGTTGGACTTATTATTAATGGTTTTGTTTTTTGTACAATATTATTTATTATTATATTATTATGTGAAATATTCTCAATAGCTGCAAATCCAAAATTATTTTCAGCAGCTATTTTCCAAAATAAAATTTTAAAACCTTGAATAAAAATACTATCATCCGTATCAGATATCGACGCAAAACACGTTAATACTTCCATATTTTTCTCAATCTTTATACAAGACTTTTTAAAAAAATATGAACAAATTATATTATCATCAACTATTATAACATATATAAATATATTTTTCGTTTTTATAAGTTCTATTATATTAGATATTTCAGTATTTATTTTAATATCAAATCTAGAATTTGTTTTTTTTATAAAATCTATTAAAAAATGTAAATTTTGAGGATTTATTTCAATTAATTTATAATCTGCAGTTAAATTTACAGGTTTTACCCATTTAGTAACTTCAAATCCATAAGTGGAATACACACATAATGGAACTATACCAGTTAATTCTCCTTCTCTCTTAAAAAGAGAGACTACTATATCTTTATTTGTATGTCTTTGATTATAATGATGAGTTTGTATTAATTGTGGCGCAATACCCTTTTTTCTATATAATTTATCAACACATAAATAATCTACATAATATGCTTTAAATTCTAATAATTTTTTGGAGTTATAAATACTAATATGAATTGGTCTAGATGTCATTACTCCTATAATTTTATAATCCACTATAGTATTTTTATTTTTAACATCATTTATATTATTTTCTTCATTAAAAAAAGAAATAAATGATATATCATTATGACTATTAAAATAAGGAATTACATTATTTAATTGAGGAGAGAAAATATTATCTTTATTCTGAAGATAATTTAATTTTATAAAATTGACAAATTTTTGATTTTGTAATGAAGTGAGTTTATCAAATACAATTGTTTCTATATTTTTTAAATTACAATACTTATTTATTTTAGGTAATAATGTATCTATAATACCTGGCGGATTCAACATATATCCTATATCATATATATGAAATACTGGTTGAATTACCCAAAATCCATATTTTATTTTTATATAAGAATAAATTATTAATATTATAAGTATTCCAAAACATAATATATATGATAAATATTCTAACATATTTATATATATTATAAAATTATTACTAATATATAACTGCAAATTATATATTAGTAATATTCAAAATAATAAATATTATTATATATATAAATTTATTCTTACTTTTATTATGAAATAAAAATCCAATTTATAAAAAATTTATCTAGATGCTCTCTGGTTTTTTCCATATTGTAATCATATGCTTTATATATATCTTTTACATGAAAAAACCTACCAAAAAAACCAAAAAACATAATGAGTAAGAGAGAAACAATCAATCGAATATTAATGCTCTTTGATAATATTTTACCAAAAAATATATAACTAACTAAGTTTGAAAAAGAAGTGTAAATAAAAGTATGAAAAATAATAGAAATAATGATAACCATAAATATGGTAGGTTTAAATAACCCAGAAAAGGGCAATTTAGGATTTGTAGTTTCTAAATATAATTTAGTAAACATTATTTACTATATATATTATCAATATATTTTATACATTTTTTTACACTTTTTCTTATGTAAAACACACATTATACTTAGAAAGCATTTTTTGAAAATACTTAATTATTATATATAAATAACCATAATTATAATTATATTATAAATATTATAACTATATATATGTCTGCAATTAATAAACTATCTCCAACAATTACTGATCAAAATATATATGCAAATTGTTGGGAATATGCTACTGCTCGTTTGATTTTAAAATTTATTAAAAATATATTTCCAGAATTAAATATTCAAAAAAAAACAAATTGTAATGATTTATATAATTTAAATGCTTTTTATTTAAATAAAAATAGAATATCTCCTCATTTTTGTGGAGATAATATAGAATATATAAATCTTGTTTTATATATTTTTATAGTTATTTATTTAGATGAAATAATGAATCCTAAAGTTAGTATTTATAAATATGATCCATTAAATAAAGATCCTAAACATCCATCATGTATAAGAGGTGCTAGTACTAAAAATATTTATTATACTATTCATAAATTCTTTCATCAAATATCACATAAAAAAATAGATTTTAATTTAGTTCAAAATACACATTTATTTACTAATGAACAATTACAATTATTACGTAACTTCTTTAATAATAACACTTTAATTAATAGTTGTAATAAAAAAAATTATTCTATTAATGATTTTAATAATTCAAAAAAATATGAAATGGTTCTTAATAAAAAATTAATTCCTAAAATTAAAAGTATTCTTGATAAAAATTTATATGTATATTATGATATATCTAGTTTTAATCAACTTGTTAAAGGACAAAGCGCATATGGTCATTCTCTTATAATTATTCATTATTTTGTTGATGATAATAATAATACTGTTTTTGTAATTAAAAATTCTTGGGGTAAATTATTAAATATAATTCCAATATTAGAAGAAGATTTATTAAAAATAAAACATCATCGAGTTATATTTATTGATTTCACAAAAAATGATCGTGTTATATCAAAATTAAATATATCACAATTATTACAAGGAAATATAGCTCGTCCAATAGCTCGTCCAATAGCTCCTCCAATAGTTCCTCCAATAGCTCGTCCAATAGCTCCTCCAATAGTTCCTCCAATAGTTCCTCCAATAGCTCGTCCAATAGCTCCTCCAATAGTTCCTCCAATAGTTCCTCCAATAGCTCCTCCAATAGCTCCTCCAATAGTTCCTCCAGCTGCTCGTCCAATTGCTCCTCTAATTGATACTATTAATTTAAATGGAAGAAAAAAATGTCCTACTGGAT